TTACATTTTTGTATCTTCGATGTAAGGATTGGTTAGATCCATGAGAACATATTGAATTAAAGCATCAATAACAACGTTAGCTATCTTCATGCCTCCTGCGGAATTTGGATGAACCTGATCCTGCAAATACGTTGTGATATTAAGTGTTGATATTCCACTTAATGCATTTACATCAATTACGGGGACGGAATATATTGCACATACTTCTCTTATCACACTCCCGTAATCTTGTATCGTTAATCCTATATTATTTTTATAAGGATAATCAGCATTATTATGAGAGTTGTAAAAATTATGTGGTATGCAAGCGAATATCTTGGCATTCGGCAATCTTTTGATAATCTTTCTCAACATTAGCCCATAGGCGTATTTTAAATGAGTTTCGTCCTGATCGTCAAGCTCCCCGATTTGGGCATTTGCCGTGATATCATTAGCGGAGGCATATATGACTAATACATCCGTATCGGTCGGAATAGTATTTATTCGGCCGTCACCACACATATTATCCTGTATAGTGATAGTTCCTTCTTCGGGATGAGCGGCATTATAGTAGCCATTTTCGTCCACTTTCTTGGTTTGTGGGGAAATGGATGTAACCTTGGAGCCTCCGATACCTCGGCAATAATGTGTTGAGAATTGAAGATATTTCCACACATACTTCTGCCACGAGATCAGTTCTACGATCGAGTCTCCAAATGAACAAAACTTCTTCCCTTTATACGCCATATTGATTATTTCATCTCTATCTAACTTTACATTTCTCACATTTTGCGGATTGCAAGGGTAATAATTCAACGAGACAAACGGGGAGTCCACACTGTTGAAATTAAAAATTATATATTCCCAATTTTTTTCACCTGTCATCACCTCCCTAAAGGTTTTTGCTTGACTGCCCCTATACCCAATCCACGTACCATCTGCTGCATACACGGCGACTGAAAATGCATTGGTAAATACAGATGTTATGTTGTCAACGACTCTGATCAATCGTGTAGTATTATAAGCTTCGTTTGACTGTAACGATCCATTAACATTATTATAACCATCAATAAGATTATCATTTGTTATCAGATTTCTATCTAAATAAGTTTCAGGAAGCTGTGTTATACCGAATTCAAGCGGAATAAAATTCTCATTGAATGACAGATAATAAAAATCTCTTGCGTTATTATTCCAAGCCCTGCAATATGATGCTTCTGATGGTATTTCTCTTTTTGAGATATTCTTTCCCGTTGAAGCACCCATATTAACCGTGCCAAGCAGCGTGCCATTATCTCTATAAAAATAAACCGAATATGCATTGGTATAGATATACTCTTCTCCTGCCGGTATATCAATTCTTTCTATAACAATCCCATTTCCATTTACAATATTTCCGACTCCGTCTATTGTTTTATTGGCGAGCAAAAGTTCATCATATACCTTGTTGATTGACACATCCTGCAACATGTGTCGTATTGTCATCAAGTCGTTTTTAACCTCTTCAAGAGAGTCAATGGTTAATACTTCGATCCAATTCTTGTCATTTATCCAATTTGAATTCTCTACACTATCAGATTTATATATTTCAATTGTAAACCTGTCTTCGTTTTGATACGATAAGATAAATCCTTTTCTCCGGTTAATACTGCTTATCGACAACCTCGTATTAGATTTGTTCGAATTATACACGACAGAATCGTACATGTAAGAATCAAGCGGTATATAATTACTCGTTTCAGAATTGTACAGATATACCCTATATCTGTTTGTCAAATCTCTATAAGTGAAAACCAATCCGATTTTTTTATTGTAAGTATTCGGCAGAGCATTCCTGGCAGCATCGGGCGTGTTGTAATTATTGCCGGTTATTGCCGTGATGTTGATAAAGGGAAATTTGGTCGATGGCAGCAATGGGCACCAGAATAAATCATCGCTCCAATATTGATCATCCATAGATGTTCCCATATACATTTCAACAGTGAGTTCCCCAGTTGCTCCATTCCTATAACTTAAAATCTTTCCTGTACTTCTATTTTCTTTTGGAATTCCAAGTCTGGTTTTTGAAAAATCTGTATCAAATTGTGTTGAAATGGCACTTCCTTTATTCAACCCCGACATTTCTGTAGCCAGACTCTTACGCGTTTTGGAATTAACCACCGCATCATAGATAGTAGCCGGGAATATGGTTTGCCCACCTTTGGTCAACTTGTGCATTTTTACCATAATGTATCTTATTTTTAGCCTAAGTTCCGCCGGAACTTGGGTTGTTGTTATTTTATGTAATTATTTATTAACTATTAAAATCACTCAGCACATCATCATACTCCTGATCTGACAGAGATACGCTCTGCACCGCATTGTATGCGGCATAATCCGGATAGGGAATGATCTCCGCTGTGCTCTCATCCGTCTTGCCGGAAACGAGGATAACACCTGTAATCTCCACCGATACAAGATTGCAGATACCATCGGCAAAATCAGCATCAGAAAGATAGTATTCGCGTTTGACCGACAGAGTGCCGGGACGGAGTCCATGCCTGTCAAAAATGACCAGCAGACTACCATCATCAAGCCTACGGCAGTTCTTGTACCCGTGCCCGTCAAACTCCGCAACAACGCATCCCGACAGGACTGTACGGTAAGTGAACCGGAAGGGAGTATTCACATCCCCATTCAAGTTCTTCTCTATGATCTTAAAATCGGACTGATAATTAATTTTCATACCTATAATATTGATGTTACATCATCTATCTCCTCGGCTGTCAAGATGCCGGAAAGGTCAACACTTCCACCGCCTCCGGTTGTTCCTGTAGGACTCCATTTCCCCTTTATCTTGCAATCATATATAGGACCGGGTATGGTATCCCCCACGACAGCCCAGTCGCCCACAACTGGAGATGGGACAGCAGCATGCAATGCTTCTTCCGTAGAAAACAATCCCTTGTTGCGTATAGCGTTCTGCTTGACCTTCTCCACTTCAGTGGAGGTCTTGCTGAAGTTGTTGTTAAGACGATCTACCGCCTCACTCCAAGTACCTGTTTTATTAATACTATTAAGTTCCATATCACTTCATTTTACTTTGGCAATACGCTCTGATCCCATACAATCTCAGATCCCTTAACCATAATTATGCGTCCTCCCATTATCTGGCTCTGATATATATAACCGTCACTTCCTCTTTGCTCAACAACCATACTGTCCGGGCGAAAATACAATACATCACTATTGGAAGGATCATTCATAAAAATACGGGGAACCATACCGCTCAATCCGTATTGAAGGGATATATCTAAGAGCGAATTACCATCATTATCATGAATATCAATTGACGGTCTCCCATATTCATCCTCAGGGAATATGGTTATCTCGTAACCTGACGGTGAGGAAACTTTCACTTTCCCGACAAATTCAGGATTTCCCTCTGCATCCCATTTAATGTTCCCATTGGCAAGCTGCCCGGAACCATCCTCATTCAACAGTATCTTACCATTGGCTATTTCAACTTTTCCCCGGAAATATCCGCCCAAAGCATAGATATATCCACGAAAAAAAGCATTACCGCCATGAGTAGCTACAAAGTTTGCCATATTCGCCCATTCTTCATCCGTAGGCTGGTAATTAGGATCATTACGAAACCTCATTACGGTTAATATAGCCTGTTGAAGCGTGCCACCTGCCCAAAATGCCACATCATCATCGTCATTGTATATGCCGCTTACTCCGGCAGTGACCTTCTGTAACTTGCCATCCTTGTAGTTACCTAACTGAATCATATTGGCCAATATCAAACCACCAAGGATATCCACAGAACCATCTTTGATCGCACTGGCGATATAATTGATTGACTGAAAACCGGCTGTTGCCTTGTCGTTATCCAAAATGGACGGTTTCCAATCGGTAGCGATGGTTCCACGCTCTAATTGAAGGTCACAAACGGTTGCGGTACCACTGATAAGAAATATACCACTGCCATTGAAGGTAATCTTATGGATATATCTCTGATAAGAGGATGTGAGAGGCTGAGAAACACTGAAAGAACCGCACGAAACAGACACAGACGTACCCTTTGCTTTATAACTGATAACATAACTTTCCCCTTTAATCAATGATACGGACTGGGATAAGCTGCCTATTGCAGCAGAATATCCGGAAACAGCCTCACTGTCCGCAGATACGGTAGCCACTCCCGTCCAATACTTTAATTGCTTGCTATATAATTCGGTATCAGCAGACAATTGAGTATCAGAGGACAATGTCTCACTTTCATAATCCCCGGTAAACCCGGAGTTACGCAACAGATTGACACTTCCGACAGCCGCATTGTCTATCGCATCCTGAGCCTTTTGGGCCAGATCGGCAGCCGCCTGTATCTCATCCGGAAGACCTTCCATATTACGCCATCCAGTGGAACCTTGTTCGATATGAAACATACCCTTGATATCAACACCGCCTTTCTGGCTATAACGGATGTAAGTGCTCTCATCCTTGGCACCGATATAGGCATCACCATACACATTGATATAAGCGCGTCCGGTGGACTTGTCAAAGCCCAGCCCGATGACTTCTTTCCCGGCAAGAGAGAAAGAGTTGATACCTTGATAAAAAATAATGGAAGGCGAAGTTTCATTAACAGACGAAAGGATTATAGCTGCCTGACGGGTGATATCCGTCAAATGCCCAAGCCCGATGATATCATCACCGGCAGCCGGAACATCACTGTCCTTGTCGGCATTGGTTTTGCTCAAGTCAATATAGTCAGATCCTACACCTGTCACCTCACGCCAATAGTAGCGGTTGGATACATTGTGGGATGTCCCTTCTTTAATGTTAAATTCTTGGGCTAATGCTAATGTACCTACTGTAAATTCGTTATTGATTGTCACTCCATCAACTTCCGACAAAAAGAAACAACGGTAGCTCTCATCAAGTTCCTCCACCCTGACACACTTCATACCGGCCGGAGATATGATCTGTTCACCACCAACATGCGTCTTCTTCTTTACTTCAAGCTCGTCAAAGACAGCCTTAATCTTCACATACAAGCGGTCAACAACAGCTTGTGTCGTACCATCTTCCAATACAGTCCAACCGCTTCCGTTCTTACCCACCAAAAGACCTTTCAAAAAAGTGATCAGCTCATTGGCGATATCAGGATTTCTCTTGTTGATAAATTCATTACGTGATCTCAGGGAGGAGAAGGCGGTATAGTCACTGGGGGATTCCGTATCTCCCATTTTCAGAAGTCGAATAAACGCCTGCGCCATCTCCTGCGCCAACGTGTATTCCAGATTGTTCAGTGTCGAGTCCACGGATGACTTCCATGAGGTACTGACCGCCGACGAGCAGTCAATGGAAGCCTCGGAAAGATTGCCCAGCTTCCTCTCTATCCTTGTGATGCGGGTGTCAAGATACCCGGCCTCGAAATACTGCGCGTCCTCCAGTCTCACCCTTTGTCCGAGCGATAACGGCACACTGTTTTTATCCACATGGATGTAATCCGTGTCGCCGGAATAGATGGATATGTCCTTGCTGTATTCTGTCAGGAAGCTGTCAACCGCCTGCTTGTACTGTTCTTCCGCTATCGGGTAATACTCATCCGGCATGCGGATGTTCGTCAGGATATACGTGTCACCGACGTTCGGTATGATGTTGCCTCCCGGTATCTGGGTGTTCTCGTCCGGGTAGGTGTTGATGATCTCGAACTCCTGTGTGTCGTTATGCCAGTTGCATTCGAACTCCCTTCCGGAGAGGTCGCCGCTTTCGAAGGTGATGTGTATCACCTCGCTGCCGATCATGTATTCATCCGGATTGAAGGGCAGATCCTTGTCCTTGACATAATAGACGGTGTATTTCTTCCCGTCCTTATTTGTTTGCTCCTCGGACCTTACCGAGGATACCGTACCCAGGCGGTGCGGGAATATATCCTGAAAGGCCGCTTCCTCGCGATGCTCCTTCAGTCCCAATTGAGTGTTCAGGTCGATATACTTGTCCCGTGACGGCAGTTGCAGATGGGTGTAGCCGTATTTTGACGGGTCAATATTTTTGGTTGAACCTACGGGGATCAGCCGTGTGAACCATTTGATCGAATTGGAATTCTCATTCTGGGTCAGCCCCGTCTTCAATCCCTTCATATAGCCGAGCGTGACCCGTTCGCCGTGTTCGCATTTCCCTATGTTCAGGTATTCCCCGTCCAGCCACCACTCGGTTTCCCAGGCACCGGCTATCTCGCCTGCCGCATCCCAGCAGAACAGGCCGTTGAAGTTGATGGTCTTCCGGTCACCGGTGACGGCCTGGCCTGCACGCCACGTCACACCGTCGGTGTTGCGGTTCATGTTCGCAACCAGCTTTTCCAGCATTTCCATCGGCGTGCCGTCATAGGCAAAGACGGACTCCAGGTCATCCTCCCCCTGGTTCAGACGGCAGAACAACAGGTCCTGCATGTCGTGCTCGCGGCCGTAGAAGCTGATATTGTAGGTGTATTTCTGTGTGTCGGTCTTTTTCGGGCGGTACTCCTTCTTTATGGAGAACCGCTTTCCTGATATCTCCACATAGTCGCCGACCGACAGGACGAAGAACTCCCAGGTGGTGAAGTTCACCGTCACCACGAATTCCACCCCCACTTCCTCGGTCCACCGGGACGATGAATCGGGACTGACCTTCTTCTTCAGGGTTCCCTGCCTGTTGTAGATTTCAAGTTCCATTTACAATGTCTTTAAATCGTTTTTAATCACTGGTTGAAACAGGTTTCGGCTCGCGCAGCGTGACCGTGAATCCGGCTACCTGCTGGCCGGTATTCCTGATTGTCGTGAACTGGCTGTACCGGGTATATTCCTTCAGGTAGACCTTCATCACCCGGCCTATCTCAGGAACCTCCAGCGTCAGCCATCCCGACTTCAGCAAGGCAAGCACGGCGTTGTAGTTCTCGAACCACCCGGTCCGTGTATCCGCAACCACCGCCATCTTCAGCGTAATGTCCCTCGCCTCGTAACGGGGAAGCAATGTTTCGGGCAGCTCCTCGCCGTCAAGTTCCCGGTAGCTGACGGATGTGTACTCCTTCATCTTCGGCGGCTTCATCAGCGAGTCGTAATTGGTATGGTCCCCCGCGTTCTCCTCGTACAGGAAACATCCCAGGGACGCCATGTCCGTCCCGTTTATCCTCAATAATCCTTCCTCCACTTCCATAGTCCTATGTTTTCAGTTTCACACCGCGCCGGAGCTCCGCGATGTTCTCGTTTATCGTCTCGAGGTGTTTGAGGTACTCCGAATTCCCCGCAATTTTGCCCAGGGATGTCGCCATCCCTTCGAGATGCCTCGTAAGGTTGTTGTCAATGCTGATGACATGGTCAAGGGTCGCGTTGCCGATTCCCTCCAGCCTTCCGGCCGTTTCCTCGGTCATGGAGGTGACGGTTCCGGCCCGGCCGGACTGGGAAGAGGAGGAGGATGTCCATCCGAAGATATCCTTCAGCGAGTCACGCTCCTCCAGGGCGTCCTTTACGATATCGTTCCATTCCTGCTGGAGGTCCTTGTATTCCCCGGTATCTATACCTCCTTCCTTGTTATAGTTGGCAAACTTGTCATACCATTCCTGAAGCCTCTTGTCGTAGACTTTCGACAGGCTTGTCTTGAGGATAGCCTTCTGCAGGTACTCGCTGAAGTCCTCCGAGAAGTCTTCCGCCCCGCTTTCCATATCAAGCAGTGTGTCATAGAAGGCGTCACGCATGCTGTCAAAAGACATCTGCGTGAGCTGTTCCTTTATCTGGGCCTGTATGTCACCCAGTTTTTCCGAACCTTCAATGATCTTGTCCAGGTAATTTCTGACATCATCATCCAGCTTGGCCCAGAATGTGGGAGCTTCCGACTTCAGTTTCTCCAGCTGCTCCACGGAGAGATCGAACAGCCCGGTCATACGTCCTTCCCCGATCCCGTACCTGTAGAAGTCTTCTCCCAGGGCCGCGCCGGCTGCCGCCCAGTCCTGAGAGGACATCCATTTGCGCTGCCGCACCCCGATAGAGTGCGATCCCGTGCTGGCTCCCGAATTCAGACGTTCCTTGCCCAGTATCCGGTAAGAGTCTATGGCGGTCCGCTGTAGGGCCAGCGCTTCCTCTCCGACCTTCTGCGCCTCGGCGCCGTAGCTGGTCTCTATATATTCCTTTTTCTTGTCGATCAGTTCATCCCATATCTCGTTCAGACGGTTGTACTGGTCCACCATCTCGTTATAGCCGGAATAGTCGGCTCCCTTGAAGATGCCTCCAAGCCCCTTGACACCGAACAGACGTCCGATGCTGTCCCACAATCCTCCTGCGGCGTGCATGACGGTTTCGAGAATGTTGCCGACAAAACCCTCCAGCCCTTTCTGCCCGATCTGGTCAAGGATAGCCAGTATGGCCGCGATGATGCCGCCGATCTTGCTTCCGGATGCGGACAGCGTGTCCACCAGAGACCCGACCGCGCTTCCGAAGGATGACAGGCTCATGTCCGCCTCGCCCAGCGTGTTCATCGCATCGGCCACGGCGGTGATGTTTCTCACCGCCTTATCCTTCGAGGCTTCCAGATTGTTCCCGGCATTGCGCTCCCCGGCTTCCGCCTTGTTCCTTTTCTTTCGAGCGGCCTCCGCTTCCGCACTGTCCGCCCCGTATTGCCGCACGGCCTCGTCATAATCCCGTTGCGCGGCTGTCAGTTCATCAACCGCTTCGGAGTATTCCCGTATGGATTCGGTCAGATTGCCGAACAGACCTCCTTTCTCGATGACCTCGCTGTCGATCTTCCCGATGGCTTCCTCGATGACCTGCATCTGTTCCGGAGTGGCGCTTTTTTTGAATTCCGGGCTGTTGCGGAAGCTGACTATCTGCCGCTTCACCTTCTGCAGCTCCTTTTTCGCCACCTTGTCCAGATTGCCGAAGACGACATCCCAGTTGATGGTGTCCTTCAGTTCGTTGAAATCAAGTTCGGACAGCGCCTCGTCACGTTGTCGGGCCAGCATCCTTTTGTCATTCCCGTTCAGACTCTCTTTCGAGGATTTAAGGGTATATTCCAGCATGATGGCCAGACGTTTCTGCTGGTATGTGCCGTATTCCCTGTTATAGTCAATCCAGGACTGCAGGTCCTTCTCCTGCCATTCCTTGTCGGCTGTATAGAATTCCTTCGCGTATTGCTGGTAGGCGACAAGACGCTGCTGGGACGCATTGTCCCTTACGGCCTGCCTTTCCTCGGGCGTGGACCTCACACCCCGTTTCTTTTCGGCCTCGTCCATTTTCTTGAGGGTGTCACGCTCCTCCTTGTCGATCTGCGCGAGCGACTCGTCAAGCTCCTGCCTTGCAAGGGCCTGGCGTTTCCTTACACCTTCCTGCATGACCGATATGCGTGCCGCCTCAAGTTTCTGCTGCGCCCTGATACGGGCGTCGGCGAGCTCGTCCTGATAATCCCGGGCCGATTTGCCCGTATCCTTGGTTTCCCTGCCGTCATCTTCCTTTATGCCTGCCGATTTAAGCCTCTCCTTCCATTCCTTTGTCCTTGCAAGGAACAGGTCCATATAGGATTTGGCCGTATCCTCCGCCGCCTTCTGTTCCTCTTCCAGGGCGGAGATATCATTTTCTCTGAGCTGTTCGGCCGTGGGAGCGTCCGCCTGACGGGTATAAGTGGCTGATCCGGACGCGGAAGAGAAGAAATTGGCCCTGAACCTGTCCCAGAAAGTCGGGCCCTTCTTCCGCCTTTCCTCTATCTCGTTCTGTTTTTTCAAGGCCTTCTCCGTCTGCTCCGTGGCCAGCTTGAACGCTGCGGCCGCCTCTGCCCTGAGGATCATCGCCCCGATGAACACGTCCGTATTGTCCACCAGCAGGTTCTCGGCGTCATTCACGTTGCCCACCTCAACACCGAGTTTCCCGAACTCCTTCTTGTTTTCGGTGATGAACTGTTTCTTATCCGCCATGTTGTCTCCCAGTTCCTTCCATCTTTCGGACAAGGACCTGACGAGAGTGACCTGTTCCGCCACATCACTGCTGCTGTTCCTGAAGGATTCATTCACCTTTTCCTGGGCTTTCGCCGCGGACAGGGCGGCATCCTTCACGCCGAACAGGCTCTTCACCCATCCGCCGATCTCCTTCCCGTATACGACGGACAGGGTAATCAGGGCGGCCAGCGCCGTCTGCCACGAGAACAGTGAGGAAAGCACCTGCTTCCACACCGGGGTGGCTTTCTTTCCGGCTTTGGTCAGCGCCTCATACTCCTGGCGGGCTGACGACAGGGCGTCGGTGAACATGGGAATGTTGTTGGAAATGGCGAGGAAGAACATCTGGGGACCCATTGCCAGCGAGGGGAGTTCCCGGGCGATCTGCTGCATGCTCATCCTCACATTATTGAGTTTCGGGGCGGGATCATCTCCCATGAGAGGGGTGGATCCTGTCTTTTTCTTCTGCTCTTCCAGCCCCTGCAGTTCCGCTTTCAGTTGCCTGATGACTCCCTGCAGTGCCTGGATGTCCGCCATCTGGGCGTCGGTATTCGTACCTGCGGCCATGGCATTCCTGTACTGTTTCTGCAGTTCCAGCAGTTCCTGCTCCAGCTGTGCGATGACCTGTTTTGCGTACAGGCCTATCCCGGAAAGGTTGCCCTCCACCGAGCGCATCCCCTTCAGTGTCTTGTCGTCAAGCAGTATCTCCAGTCTTACAGGTTCCATTTTTACCCTCCGAGTTTTGTTTGAAAATATTCAGTGGTGAATTTGTCCGGCCTACGTTTGCGCTCCCTTTCCAGGAGCTCCTCCTTGGTCACGTACCGGCTGACATCCGTGTTCATCAGCATCAGCTCGGCGTAGCTGATCTTCCACAGGATGTGCCGTTTCGACCTGCCGAACCGTTCCATCGCCTGCGCGATGATTCCGAAAACGCTATGGGGGCCTTCCTGCCGGCCCGTTAACCCGTTTTCCTTTCCCGGCTTCCTATCGGCTCCAACAGCTCCGCCGTTCTGGACGCCAACGGAATAGTATTGCAAAAAGGCTGTATGTCCATGCCCCTGAGCAGCTCGATGAGGGCAGCGGAGAGCATCGCCGGATGCACCCTCCATCTGAGATACCATGCCACAGGGCCGGAGAACAGCATCCCCGAGAGCCATCCGGTGCATACGGCCAGCGCGACCATCCGGCTGACCGCCTTTCCCTTCTCCGCCACGAACCGCATCCTTTCTTCATAGTCCATCGCCCTGATATCCTCCGGGGTGACGCCGAGCTCCAGGTACCGCCTTGCTATGCGGATGACCGCCCCGGCGGGCGGACGGCGCATGACAAGGAAGGATTTCCCGGGGCGTTTTTTAAAGGGCCTGAGCGGCATCACCGGAATGCGGATGCCGATGTCAAGCAGCATGTCCGCCGCCCGACTTCGTGTGTCCTTCCCTTCCGTCATTACTCGGTATATTCCGGTACACTGTCACCCGGGGCGAAGATCTTGTAGGGAGGCTTCTCCCCGGCATCCTGCATCTCCAGCTCGCACTCGATGCCCAGCACGTTGCTGAAGTTGATCCCGTTGGCGAAATTGCATGTGAGCACCCCGTTATAGATACGGATCGTGTGTCCCGTCACGGTCTCGATGTCGAACACGCCCTGCACGTCCTTGTCCTCCGTCGGGGGCACATAGACCCCGGTGCTTTCCTTCGTCCCGCCCATCACCTGTATCATGTTGTCCGCGGACAGCTCGATGAGCGTGAACGTCCATGTCTTGGTTCCCGGTGTGGACTTGAGCACCGCGAACGGCGCGTTGCGTTTCTGCGCCGCCCAGATGCGGGTCTTGGAAGGCGAGTCGCCTCCGGGCTGCAGCCCGTCCTCGGATATCAGCCCGAGAGCCTTCCCGTTATGTTTGAGAGCTTTCACGCCATAGATGGCGCCGGTATTCGTTTCTGCCATAATGATTCATGTTTTAATTGTTCCTTGATTTGTCTTTAAACCGCCGGAGTCCCCAGAAGAGAAGCAGGAGGACAAAACAGCACAACACCTTCGTCCTTGTCCGGTCCCAAAAAGAGGGAACCGGCTGTTTTTCCCCGGCCGTAGCCTCCTCTGACTCCAACCTCATATCCGAGGTCTCCCTTACGGTGATCTCCGGCCGGGCATACGAGACGGCCGTGACGTTCACGCCGCCTTCCCCGTCTGACTCCACCCTCAGGTCCAGCCCCTCATGCTGCTCCGTCACGCCCATGCCGGCCGGAAGGCCGCCTATCGTCCGGAGGAGCCCGGGTTTCAGTGCCAGGCTCGTCAGAGTCGTCGGGGCCTTGCCGAAGATTATTTCCCCGGTTACGCTCCTCTGAAGAGAGCCCGAGCGGACGGCTGTTCGGCTCTCCCTGTTTGCTGCGCATCCAGACAACAGCAGGACAGCGGTCAGCATACTTGCACTGGTAACATTTACGCAGCGCCTGTTCCAGAACGATAATTTTCTCATTGACTTTTCGTATTTGGTCACTTAAATGTAAAGTCGTCTCGGAGAGGTCGTCATACAACTGCTTGTATGTGCCCTCGTTCTCCTTGACCGCACGGACCTTGACGAGCCTGCGGTCACGCCACCAGCCTATTGCCATGGCTATGCACCCCGTGGGGGCCAGCCACTGCTGGAGAAGTTCGAATACAGTGCCCCAGTCCATACGCATATCATTTTTCAGATCATGTCCCAGCCGGCCTCTATGTCCGCCATGACGGCAGGCACGCCGTTCTCCACCCGGCTCATCGCGGCGGCCAGACGGCACATCGTCCCCTTGTCATCCACGTCCGGCTCGTAGGTGGTTGGAACCTGCAGCTCGCCGCATACGCTTGAAAGGTAGGCGCGGGTGTCGTTCTCCGTGGACGGGGCGTAACGCCCGATCATAAGGGAGAGGGTCTTCAAACCGTGTTTCTTCCGGTAGTTCCTCAAGGTGATGAGCATGGCACGGTAGCCGTATCTCATGTCGGTGAACTGGCAGAACTCCTTGTCCGTCTGCACCGGGCGGAGGCCCTTCCACCTGTCACCTGACAGGCGGAGGTTTCCGGGGTTATTGTTTCGTAGTCCTCTTGGTGTCGCCATAATCAAACCTCCAGACTTTCCGCAGATGCACTGACAGCAGCCTTGCTTTCCTGTCCGGCAAGATCGCTTGAAAGTGTTATTTCCTTCACATCCCCCTCAAACCATGACTTTCCGTCATAATAGAGGGATACAGTCTTGCCTGGCGCGACTTCCGTACTCTGCACGGTCGCTTTATGCTCAGCCGATTTGTTGGACACAGACAGGCGCGCTCCCGCATGTACCGCGGCCGCCTCAATGGTATAGGTCTGGTCTGTTCCGGGAGTCAGCTCGATGGCGTCATCCTGCGATTTCATTGTGATCGTGGTGTTGGACGTTGTGATGACATTCCCCTCACGCGCGTCCAGCATGACCACCTCCTCACCGAACGCCGTGTTCGTGTCCGCGGTCATGAGCATCTTGAAGAAGTAACGTTCTCCGGCATTGGTCAGCTTGTCAATCTGGATCACGTTAAAGTCGTTCTGCAGGTTGACCGCTCCCCAGAAGTTGGACTGTTCGGTCGGTGTAGCCACTGTTCCGATGATCAAGCCGTCCGGCCATGAGGATACGGTCTTGATCGTAGTTCCCTTGAAGCGCATGGCGCTGGTATCAGTCCAGTTCACGCCCTTTCCCTCACGCAGGATAAGCTCGTCGTCATACCGGTCGGCATCGTCAACGGACATGATATACACAAAATTGGGATTGTTGCGGAGAACCTGGGGAGTTGCCTTGCGCACGCGCATCAGACGTTCAATCATGGTGTCGTCTTTCGGGGAGTTCACACGGATTACCTCAGGATCTTCATAGACACGCATCAGAATGCCGTTGAACAGGTGCTCGTCATCCTCCTCATCATCGACATAGATGCCGTTGACGAAGTGGTATCCGAGTTCAAAATCCACCTGGTCGGACAAGGCTTTCAGAAGGACGTTCTGCACATTGGGGGGAAGCTCCCGGAATACCAGTTCCCCTTTGGGCTGGAACGGACGCCATATCTGCTCGAAAGAGCGGGGATTGAACGTGGTAAAGGCCATGAAGTCTTTCGGTTCAAGCACCTTCTCCGAATAAATGAAATCCCCTTTGGAGTCCTTGTCCTCAGGCTGTTCCACGCGTTTGCGCAGCATCTTGTTCGTTTTCAGCCGGGGAATGGAGTACTTCTTCGTCACATTGGGCACGAGGTTGATCAGCCCCTTCTGTACCAGCTCGTTGCCTGTGGCCGCCTTGGTGAGTATCCTGTCGAGTACCTCACCGTCATAATTCGTATTCTTGATAGTTACAGCCATAATCTTTTCATTTTTTAGTTAAAACCGTTCTTTTTCCGGATTTCTTTCCAGTTGTCATTCCATCCGGATTTGTCCTGTAGCGGGGTGTCCGGAACATCATCCACGCTTTTTTTCTTCGCAAGCCCGTCGACAATCCTTCTCCCGTTCTCATAATCCTTCTCCAGCACCGCCTGATACGCGTCACGGTCGGATGGGGCGATACGCCCGTCCTGCATGGCGTCCTCGAGAAGATTCCTGATCTCGGCCTTTCTGGCCTCGCGCTCCTTCTCGACATATCCGTCCAGACTCGCCTTGAGCGTGTCACGTTCCTTTACCAGCGCGTCATACTGTCCCGCCTTGCTTTCAAGGGAGGAGAGCGTGCGCACTACGTCCTCATCCGTCGCACACGAGGCGAAGGATGGTCTCTTCTTCAATTCTTCATACATCATATTACCTGTATTTAATGTTTGATTGCCCAGCCGGGCCTGGAATGCGGCATAAACCTCCTGCGGCGTCCCGGCATCCACTTTCTCGCCGATATCATAGATACCGTCAATGAATCCCATCTCCCTGGCCTCCTTGGCGGTAATCCAATGGTCCTTCCCATCGAAATAGGCATCCTTTATCTCCTCACGGGTCTTCCCGGTCTTGGAAGCGTACATGTCCGCAAGCGTATCCTCCAGCGCCTCCAGCTGCTCGGCGACGGCTTTCATCTCCTCCTTGTTGCCGTAACATCCCCCGTAAGGGTTATGGAGCATCAGACGGGCGTACTGGCTCATATATACCGGTTTCCCGCACAGGGCGATGACACTGGCCATGCTTGCGGCAATACCGTCGATATAGATGGTTATATCCGCATCGCTGGCCCTGAGGGCGTTGAATATGGCCATGCCTGCATACACGCTCCCTCCCGGGGAGTTCACACGCACGTCTATGCTCCTGTACATGGAGGCGTATTCATACAGCTCGGAAACAATGTCCTTGTCGTTGATCCCGTCAAAACCGCCGATCTCCCCATACAGGAGGATGCAGGCGGTATCAGGGGAGGGTATCATGTTAAAGTATCGCTTTTTCATCGGTCGTCTTAAAATTACGGTGCAAATATGGAGAGTTTTTTTACTGCAATCAACACCCTTGGGGCATGATGCAACTTTACAACCGCATGATGACGTCATAAAACAGTGTCATAAATTCAATATATTGCAAATCAAATATTTAAATACGAATTTTGCCGTAAATAAAAAAAGATAAAAATGGCGGAACTGACTAGCAGGCAGAAAAAAGATTTTGCAAGGACTATTTACCTTAACGAAGAACTGACACACGCGGAGATTGCCGAGCGTGTGGGAGTAAAACGTCAGACTGTTTCCCGGTGGGTCGGTGAAGGCAATTGGGAACGGTACAAGGTATCCATCACCATGACACGGGAAGAACAGCTCAAGAACCTGTATCTCCAGCTTGCCGAGCTGAACAATGCCATCAACGGGAGACCCGAGGGGGAAAGATTCGCCAGCACGGCCGAATCGGACACCATAGCCAAAATAACCGGGTCCATCAAAAAGATGGAAACGGATGTGGGGCTGGCTGACATCCTTTCGGTTTTCAAGAGTTTTGTCAAGTGGCTGCGCACTTATGACATGGCACGCAGCAAGGAGATAGTCCCACTGCTGGACGCCTATGTAAAATCCAAACTGTAAGGCTATGGCAAAACTCAGACTTACCCCCCGGGACAGGGCCGAACTGGCGGAATGGAACGACCTGGTGGCATCCGTCCGGGAGAGTTCGGACATTAACCCGTCCGACTCCACCGCTGAAATAGAGGACCGTAAGAAACGGCTGGAGGCGGATAATGAAGCGTGGTTCCGTTATTATTTCGCACAGTATTACACCTGCGAGCCGGCCGGTTTCCATAAAAAAGCGACACGGCGTCTTATGGGGCACGACCGCTGGTATGAGGTCAGGGCATGGTCGCGCGAGCTGGCCAAGTCGGCACGTGCCATGATGGAGATCATCAAGCTGGCGCTTACCCGGCAGGTACGCAATGTGCTGCTTATCTCGAACTCGCAGGACAACGCCGGACGCCTGCTGCTGCCCTTCATGGCCAATATGGAGGAAAACCAGCGCATCATTCAGGATTACGGCACACAGAAAAAGCCGGGTTCCTGGGAAACAGGGGAATTCACATGCCAGTGCGGCTGTTCCTTCCGGGCTATCGGTGCCGGACAGTCGCCACGCGGTACCCGTAACAAGAATTTCCGTCCTGACTTTATCCTTATCGATGATATAGACACCGACGAGGAATGCCGGAATCCGGAACGTATCAAGGCCAAGTGGAAATGGCTTGAAGAGGCGTTGATTCCCACCATGTCCGTCTCAGGACGTTACAGGGTGCTGTTTAACGGAAACATCATTGCGGCGGACTGCTGCATCACACGTGCCATCGAAAAGGCTGCGGAACTCGGACAGAAAGGAATAGGATACGCGGACATTATCAATATCCGTGACAAGGACGGCGTCTCCTCATGGCCGGAAAAGAACTCCGAAGAGGATATAGACCTGTTCCTGTCGCTTATCAGCACCTCGTCGGCACAGAAGGAATTTTTCAACAATCCGGTCAGCGAAGGGAGCATATTCAAGAACCTTGTATTCGGGAAGGTCCCTCCTTTGAACAAATTCAGGTTCCTTGTCATTTACGGGGACCCGGCCCCGGGGGAGAGCAGGAGGAAACAGGCCAGTTTCAAGTCCGTCTGCCTGCTGGGCAAGCTCAAGGGAAAGCTGTATGTGATCAAGGCAAGGGTGTTCCGGGGTAAGAACGAGGACTTTATCGAGGCGTTCTTCGAACAGTACAAACATGTGGGAGGAAAGGCTTCCGTTTACGCCTATGTGGAGAACAACAAGCTGCAGGATCCCTTCTTCAAACAGGTTTTAAAGAAGCATCTGAACAGGCTGCGCAAGAAACACGGCATCCCGCTGAACATCATCCCCGACGAGGAACGCAAGACCGACAAGGCAACCCGTATCGAGGCCAACCTTGAGCCCATGGACCGTGACGGCAACCTCATATTCAACGAACAGGAGAAAGACTCCTCGGACATGAAGGAACTGGTTGACCAGTTCCGGATGTTCGAACTCACCCTTCCGTATCCCGCGGACGGACCGGACTGCGTGGAGGGAGGGAACAGGGCCATAGACAGGAAGGCGGGGAACATGGAGAAGCCGGTCATAATAGAAAGGGCGGCAATCCGCCGTTTAAACAAGTACAGGAGGTAAACGACATGTCTGAATTCATCAATCCGGATGACTACGATGCGAGCATCCACAGGGAGATCCTGGACAGCATCATCAGGGAGGACGAGTCCATAGTGGAGATATGCGAGGACCAGGCGGTGGCGCAGATGCGTTCCTACCTGTCCGCACGTTATGACTGTGACAGGATATTCTCCGCAAAGGGCAAGGAAAGGAACGCGCTCATACTCATGTTCGCCAAGGACATCACGCTCTATCATGTATGCAGCATCCACAACCCCCAGAAGTTCTCCCCCATACGCAAGGAACGTTATGACCGCGCGATGGAGTGGCTCAAGGCGGTCAGCAAGGTGGAGATCAGCATAGCCGACGCTCCCCTGCTGGACGAGGAGACGGCAAGGAACAACCTGCCCACCCAGATAAGAAGCAATCCCAAACGTGTAACACACTATTGAAATGGCAAGAAAAAAAGAAATATCCATAAGCGGCAACATGCCGCTGCCGGGCAGGAACACCCCGGGAACAGTCATCATCACCGCACCCAGGCTGTTCATGAAGGATATGGCGGACTATATGCAGGCCGTCAGGGGGGCGAACAATGTGGACTTCACACAGCGGACGAGGCTGTATGACCTCTATGAGGACATCCTTATGGACGGGCATACGGGAAGCGTCATAGAGAAGAGGAAATCGGCCGTGCAGTGCTCGCAGATCGAGTTCAGAAGGAACGGCGTCCCGGACGAGGGGATCAACACCCTGTTGCGCTCCCCCTGGTTCTACCGGTTCATCGGAGACCTGATAGACTCGGACTTCTGGGGGTTCTCCCTGTTCCAGTTCTATAAGGACGGGAGCGGATGGATGGACTACAGGCTCGTTCCCAGAAAGAACTATGACCCGGTGCGGGGGCTGATAAAACACCGGCAGGAGGACACCACGGGGGAACCGCTGGAGAATTACCACACGATGCTCTTTGTCGGGGAGAAACGCTCCCTGGGAAGACTGGCAAGGATAGCCCCGTATGTCATATACAAGCGCAACGACATGGCCGACTGGGCACAGTTCTGCGAGATATTCGGAATGCCCATACGCGAGTATACCTACAGCGCCGGTGACGAGCAGGCCCGCGACCAGGCCGTGAAGGATATGGCCGAGCAGGGAGGTGCGGCGGTGTTCCTCCATCCGGAGGAGGCGCAGATGAAACTGATAGAAAGCGGCAACAAAAGCGGCAGCTCCGACCTGTACAGGACCCTGTACGACACATGCAATGACGAGATCAGCAAGATCGTGCTGGGAAACACGCTCACCACGCAGGCCTCGGAACGTGGCACGCAGGCACTGGGGACCGTACAGGAGAAGGGAGAGAAAAAACTGAACGAGGCGGACCGGATCCTGGTACTGAACACCCTGAACTATGACATGACCGATATCTTCACCGCTTTCGGGTACGACACACGGGGCGGAGAGTTCTATTATGTCAAGCCCAAGGAAACCACCGCCGAGCAGGAGATAAACATCATATCCCGGATGCGCCAGATGGGAACCCCCGTATCGGATGAATACGTGTACGAGGCTACGGGAATCCCTAAACCGGACAACTATGACCGGCTCAAGGAAGAGACGGCCTTCGGAAACGGAAAGCCGGCAGACAACGGTGCACAGGAGAAAGAACAACCCTCTCCTGAAAGGAACAAGCGGAAGGAGGACGGTATTGTAAACCGTATCAGGTCTTTTTTCGTCGCCGCCCCGCGGAAAGGGGCTTTAAAATGGTAATGGACGACCTCTACGGGGAGCACTGCCGCCGTTGTCACGGCCATGCGGATTCCCGCATGCAGGGGGCAGCCGTTTCGTTTGAGTTCACAAGGGAGCTGATGGCGAAAGTGCTGAGGGATATATTCTACCGGACGTTTGATGTAAAAACGGAAATAGACGAGGATCTGTTCCTGGCTACGGTCAGAACTTTCGGCCGTGCGGCGGAGGAAGGATTCGGTCAAAGCGACAATGACAGGCTGGAGGAAGTGTTCCTGGAGCAGATACGCGACAACCTCGATGTGTTCTCCGCTTTCCGCACCCACCGGATGCAGAACGACATTGCCTCGCAACTGCTGGACGAAAAGGGAAGCCTGAAACCTTTTTCCCGGTTCCTGGAAGACGTGCAGGCGATTATCGGCACGTACAATACGGCTTGGCTCGAAACCGAGTACGATACGGCGGTACTGCGTGCCCGCCAGGCGGCTGACTGGAAGCTGTTCGACAGGGATGCGGACATCCTTCCGAACCTGCGGTGGCTTCCCACCACCAGCGCAGACCCCGATCCCGTACATGCCCAGTTCTGGGGGATTGACCTGACTTTGCCCAAAGGACATAGGTTTTGGAAAAGCCACCGTCCCGGAGACCGGTGGAACTGCAAATGCTCGCTGGAGCAGACGGACGACAAGCCGACGCCCGGGTATGATGTGCCGTTATCGGACTATCGGCCCTCACCAGGGCTGGACAACAACCCGGAGGAGGACGGAAAGCTGTTCAGCGACACGCATCCCTATATCGCCCATGCGTATCCTTCGGCTGAAAAAACCGTAAGGGGCTTTATGGAAAGGAGAAAAAAATGAATGTGAATGACGCCGTCAGGGAACTCCGCAGAAAGGAGAAGGAAATCCGGAAGGCCTTCAGCAGGACGCTGCCCCGCAGGATCGGGGCAAAAGCGGTGAACCTTGTAAACAGGAATTTCCGCGAGGGAGGTTTTTATGACGGAGGGCTGCATCCCTGGAAGAGAACAAGGAGACAGGATTCCGCCAAGGGGGCGGCGGGCGCATACGGTCCGCTACTAAGCCGGCGTAACCGCCTGTCCCGAAGTTCGGAGTATGTGGCGGAGCCTTACAAGGTGACGATACGGAATGCCGTGGAATATGCGGGAATCCACAACTACGGGGGACGCATGACCACACATCCGAGAGTGACCGCCAAGATGCGGAAGATGGCATGGAGGATGTACTTCAAGGAAGCGGGCATCACCAGAAGGATGGGGAAAAAGGCCCGCAGGCAGAAGGCAGAGGCGGCACCGCCCGAAGCCCTGAAATGGAAGGCGATGGCCCTGACAAGGAAACAGAGGCTTGACGTTAAGGCGGACATGCCCCGGCGACAGTTCATCGGACCAAGCCGGGAGCTGCGTGAAATGACGAGAAAGGAAACGGAAAAGGAAATAACCAATATATTGTTAAAATGACATGGAAACTTTATTCAATGACATTCAGAAAAGAATAGCCGACAACATAGCATGGCTGAACAAACAGGTGGACGAGGATTACGGGCAGCTGGACATGCTCTACCGTGACGACGGGGACTCCGAAACCTATCCGATGGTATTCCCCATGGTGCTGGTTGACACGCCCGAGGTGGAATGGCAGACACTGGGAGGGGCGGGCGGATACATGCAGAAAGGAACGGTATCGGTCATTGTCAGGCTGGCTGTTGACTGCTATGATGACACGCATTACACCAGCGGCACGGCGGACAAGGCCGCCGGAAGAATGGAACGGATGAAAGAGGTGGACGCGCTTCTGCAGATGTACAAACCTGAATGCTGCCAGACACCGCTTGTGAGGAAAAGAAGCAGGTTCCACACGATGCCCAGGGGGATAAAGGTCTATGAGACACACTATGAATGTACCGTGTGGGATAATGCGGTCAGTCGGTAAAAAGGGAGAGCTGGGCGGCGGTAAGACGGGGCTTCTTTATTTTGGGGACCGGCTTGACATCGATATCCTTCAGTCTGTTGCAGTTTGAACGGATGATGGCCATGATGCGGTCCACGCTGATGAAGAACTCCTTCTCGGAAAGGATCTTCAACGCGTCGTCAAAACGAAGACGCTGGATTTCCGTCCAATAATAATAGCGGCGCAACAGTGCCTCGTTACGCTTCATGATCAGTTCCGAACTGCGACCTCTTGACATACCCTGAAAACTTGTTTTGATGATAACACCTGATACCTATGCACAAAAGTAGTGATTATTAAATAAATATGCAACAAAGGGAGGGTTAATAATAAAAAAGCCCTCAACGCTTCCGTTTTAGGTCCCCACCATAAAACATAAGAGATACACAGATACTCACACGCTGAGGGCTAAAGTCCTTGACGTGAATATCTGTGTATCTCTTTATAGTGGGGTGCACAAAAGTAATAATAAAAATTGGAAGTTTATGTGCAAGAGCGAAATTTTCTTCAACCTGCTCGGTCTGACCGAGCGTGAAACGGAAGTGCCGAAGGAACGGATACTGGGCGATTTCAGGGACATGGAGTCCACGGACGCCAGATATGTGCTTGTCAGGCTGCTCTCGGAAGCCGGCCTGTATCCGGACCAGATAGCGGGGATGACCAACCGCACGGCACGGGGGATACGGCACCTGCTGGCCCGGAACATCACCTCGCCGATGATCGGAATATATCTGGAACAAATAAGGAAACACATCAGAACAGGACGCTCGACGGAGTGCGTGTAGTTGAGTATGTTTGCACCACGGTCGGATTAGTGACCGGAACTACAAAATACAAATACAACTATGAGTGAATCAAGAACTTTTGTGTTCCCCGAGAACGGGAACTCCGGAGGCGGCACCAACGGCATTCTGGCCATGCTTCCGGCGCTGATGCAACAGCGCGGTGTGGATCCGAACATCCTGGCGCTGATGGGAAACGGCAACAGCCGTAACGGCAACGGCTGGGGTGACGATCTGTTCGCCATCCTGCTTCTGTTCATCCTGATGGGATGGGGAGGCATGGGAGGCTTCGGCGGCGCCCGTGGCGGAATGATGGGCAACGGACAGGGCGGCGTGGTACCCTTCGTGCAGAACGACGCGAACACCGCCGTGATCATGCAGGCCGTACAACGCAACGGATACGACATCCAGAGCCTGGCCACCGCGTTGAACACCTCTTCCGATGCCGTACAGGCCGCCATAAACGGTCTTGGCATGCAGATATGCAACATCGGCAACCAGATGGGCATGAACACCAACCAGATCGTCACCGCGATCATGCAGGGCAATAACGCCATCCAGTCGCAGATCTGCCAGTGCTGCTGCCAGACAAACGAGAACATTACCAAAATGGGCTACGAGAACCAGCTGTCCGTCTGCAACCAGACTAACACCCTGGTGAACACGGCCAACCAGAACACGCTCGCATTGCGTGACGCAGGCACGGCCAACACCAACGCCATCATCAGCAAGCTGGACGCCATGCAGAACCAGGCGCTGCTTGACAAGATCGACACGTTGCGGGAAAGAAACAGCACGCTTGTCAACCAGCTCTCGCAGGAGCACCAGAACGCGTATTTCGCACAGGTGTCCGCACAGACCATCGCGCCTGTCAACGCCGCGCTGGGTGATCTGAGCGCCCGTCTGGCGAAGATTGAGTGCAACCAGCCCGAAGTGGCCAAGGTGCCGTACAGCCCGGTTGTGGGAATCCCCACCTGTGTGGCGGCCCAATATGGTCTTGGATACGGCTTCGGTTTCGGGGCGGGTAACGGTTTCTGGGGTTGACCCGGAGAAAGGAGGTAATCATGCCATTTCCTTTTCAATTCGTTAACAGACGCGGATCGGCCGCAATAGCCACATCCGGAGTGAATGTCACCGCCGACAATGTGGTGTTCTCCTTCCCGAACCATTCATTCGTGAATGCCTGGTACAGGGGAACCATCTACATCGACCTGGCGCAGGCCGTTCCCACAGGAACAACCGGGACGCTGCCGGTCCTGTTCGAGACAAACGGGGCAACGCAGGCCGTGACCAAGTACAACGGCGAGGCGCTGACGGCAGCCGACATTCCCGGTACGGGAGTGTTCGAGTTCTGGTTCGACAGGACGACAAACACCCTGCAGATAATGACCGGAGTAGTTTAAGAACACGGAGGGAGGAATCCCTCATTTAAAAAGAAACAATTATGCCTTTCCAAAATTTAAGAGTCAACAGCCAGTTTTACATACTCCATAAGGACGGGACGCCTTATGTGGAGGTCGGTGCCATTGCGGGAGTATCCAACCCGGTCCCGGACGGGACACAGCCGGTTATGTTCGGCCAGCCGATGAAGATGGTGGTGGACATCACCGTCAAGGTCGGCGAACAGACCGTCACGTTCCAGAAAATACCCGCGGGGGCGGACATCGCCGACGCGAATTTCCCCGGAGGCGGGAACATGGTCATATCCGGATCAAGGGAGTCGATGAACTCCGAGGTGGCGGCCATGAGGAACAGGTCCGCGGAGATACTCAGGAGCATAGACCACCACCGTGCCATAGTGGACGCCTGCGGCAAGATGATGGAGATCCTGAATCCCGAGTTTGCCGAAAGACAGAGACAGGAGGCGGAAAACAAGGCTCTCAGGGAGGAGATATCCGAGCTGAAGGCCATGATGGCCGAACTGCTTAAACCCGCGGAAAGGCCCAGTACGAACAATCCTAAAAAACAACAAGTATGATGATGATCGAGATAGAAGACAGCAAGGTCGAGAGAATGTCCGATTATGCCGAAAAAATGCTCAAGTATGGCGGCAAGCTCATGCAGTGCATTGAGGAACTCTCGGAAGGGAGCGGCATGGGACAACGCGACGACGGCTACGATGACTATGACGAGTATGACGACATGGGACAACGTGGCGGTTATGGAAACCGTGGCGGATACGGCGGAGGATACGGGAACCGTTATGGCGGCGGCTCGATGGGCCAGCGTCGCGGAGTGCCCGGAACAGGACGCTATTCAAGATACCGTTAGTTTAACCCGCCGGGACGGGGGAATCCTCCGTCCCGGCTAACAAGAAGACCATGAACAGGACAAAGGAACCTTTGGACATATATGATGACCGGCCAAAGGAGATGACGGCGTATCTCCGGCACAATGGCTGGCACTTCAACAAGAAGCTGTGCGACTTCGCCGTGTCACTCATGCGCAGGATGAACCCGGCAACCGGAAAAAGCGAGAAGATCGAACCCATGACCAAGGACAAGGTGGACGAGCTTCTGGCCAAGAACGGGGTCAGGGTGGAGAACAACACATTATATGACTATGTATACGTGGCCAACCAGGCAAAAGCGGACTGTTTCAAGTCCTCCATTGCCGACGAGCCCCATCTGGCACTCTACGTCAAGGATATCATAGATGACCATGACGCTCCGGAAGGCATGGTCATGTGCATGTGGTATGCGAAAATGACAAGGGCCGGGGAACCGGTGGAATGGGACGAGATGTTATGATCCGCCAGCGGTTTGACATAGAGGAGTACGGATGGAAGGTGGAGGTCTACTATGCCGTGGACTGTTACTACACCGACGAGATCATGGGCAGGCTCTATGACATAGGCTGCCGCGGGGATGATCTGGAAACGGCGTACAGGAACCTGTCCTCCGGCAAACCGGATACCGGACTCACCTATTCCAACTACGGCACAAGGCAGACGGTCATGGTGATAGGGATCACATCGTCGCCCGCCGAGTTCCAGAACTCCTATGACCACGAAAGGAAGCACCTGGAAGCGCACATGGCAAAGGCGCTGGGGATCGACCCGTGGGGCGAGGAGATATGTTACCTGTCCGGCAATATAGGACAGAAGATGTTCGACAAAGCCAGGTTGCTGCTGTGTGATTGTGAATGTTGTAAGAAACAGATAAAGGAACTTATATGAAAAAGAAAGAAATCAGGAAAGCGCTGGAAGGCGGCACGCCGTTCTCAAGCCTGTACTCCCTTCTCCCCTCCGGGCAGAAGGAGAAATTCAAACAGTTCGCCGCGGCATTCGGATTCACGGAGCGGCAGGTCAGGGAAAGACTGCGGAAAGAAACACGATAACTTCTCATTGACAACGGGCGCCCCGCATATTATTGTATGCCGCAGGGCGCCCGTTCTTTTCAGCTGAGATTCAATCTTGTTTCTTATTCAACTTTAACATATCCGTTTTCAATGCACCAACACAACATATCGTAGGCTGCATATACAAGCACGTATAGCTATCTGCAAGTTTCTGGATGGTCAGCACTTCTTTGCCAATAAAGCAAGGCAGCTTATCGAGAATATCCTGCAAGGTGTAGGTATGGTATAATCCAAGTTCTTGTAAATGCTTCATTTGCTCAAATGACAATACCTGTTTCATTTCTTTTTGTTCCAAATTTTTTAAGTTTTGAGTTATTTGAATAAGTTTTTCATGGACTTGTTTATCGCATCCAGTTTATCATCCATTGATGGATGAACATATAGATTCATAGTCGTAGATACATCTGAATGTCCTAAGATACGACTCGTTGTCTTCATATCGGCTTTAGATGCAATCATGCGTGTGGCGAATGAATGCCTTAGACCGTGGAACTTAATACACCTGTCCAATCCAACTTCATTCAAAACGAGATGCCTGTAATAGTTTCGGTAAACCCTTGGCTCACAAAACTTCTCATCTCCAGTAGTGACATAAAAACTATCATTATAGCAAGCCTTGAATTTTTTCAAGATACCGAGTAAATCACGGCCTATCGGAATATCACGGCGACTTTCTATAGTCTTGGGAGTAGATTCTATAACCTTGGTTTTTCGGGTGTCAATATCCATAATTCGTTCAATAGTATGAGTTACATGGATACATTTGTTATCAACATCTATATTCTCCCACCTCAGTCCGCAAATTTCACCAATTCTCATACCTGTACACAAGCCTATTAGAATGCCCAAGCGCTTAGGTTTCGGATAATCCACTATGTACGAGATTATTTTTTTTTGTTCAAATTCTGTATATACTTCAAGATCTTTAGTTGCTTCCATATTGGCAGTAGGAAACTGAACACGATATTTAATATATCTTACACCAAATCGTTCCATTGCATAATACAATAGCATCTTAAAAGAGATGAATATGTCTTTAGCTGTTTTCACAGATAACCCTTCTTCAATCAAAGACAGCATAAATCTCTGCATTTCGTCATTAGTAACATATTCCGGGTCTTTATCTCCATATATCGGAAGTATTTTTTGTGTGAACTGATAGACATAAGTGGAGCATGTACTTTCCTTTACTAACTTGCGCTTAACAGGAAGCCATTTATTGTATATCTCTTGAATCGTCATTGTATATTGCTTTTTATGATAAGTTTATGTTCAGGATCCTTTATAATATCACTAAACCCTAAAGTATCATCTTTACGGTTTAGAAGAATATACTTCATTTTTATGGATTTTTCCAAAACGTCGCCATGATAAACGTACCCCATAATCCCGCGAATTGATAAATTAAGGAGCAAAATAGGTATTGATCGTGCAGACAACTCCCAACATGTCACCATATTCTGCGATGGAAAGTGCTCCCAAGGAATCTTGTTGTGGCACCGCTGCCACCAATCAGCGATTATCATAGACCCATTTCCGGCTGTAGGCTCATGTATCGGACCAGCCTGGCTGGTTAATTTGGAACAAAGGATTCCAAGAGAGTTTGGCGTGAAATCCTGTTTCTTCTGCTTCCGCTCTGACAATTCATTCTCGTACAAGCCCTGAAACCAATCATAAGACATATCGTAATCATTCATACGGATCAATTCGTTATAGATTTTATTGCGTAATTCTACAGAGCCGTCAAGAATACGCATTACTGCATCAGGAAGATCTCTTAAATCTTCTATATGAAATATTTTAAATACTTCTTCTTTCGTCATATTAATAATCAATTTCTGTTAACCATGCATTATCGTTCTCAAAATACACTCTATAGCCTCTCACCGTTTTATGACCTTTCTTTTTTAAACAAACGTCACTTATGTGAGATGGAGTAATACATAATTTTGCACCAGCCTCATTGACAGAAGCATATACACCTATCAACTTCCTGCCTTTAATAACGACAACAGATTTCTTATTCATGCCTGCACCAGTTTTATGATGCGCTCCACGACCTTTAGACAGATTTTTTAAACTTCTACGTTTCGCCCATTTTGAGTGGTAGATCATTCTCTTCCCTTTATTATGCGGAGTACAACCTTTCAAGAACCTGCCATTTATTAAATTTCTCTCAGGTCGTTCAGGCGGTATATATAATTCACTCATTTCTAATCTGTTTTGAATTATTTCTTTATTACAACTGCCATAGTGCTAACAGTAGTTCCACTCTCTTTAAACTCGCCAGCTCCAATTTCAAAAACTTCTCCATGAACTTCTTCCAACCATTCCCGAAACTCAACACATTTCTTTTCAGACGCAATTTTCCAATGCCGACTGGTAATAGCTGCAAGAGTTCCTCCTTCTTCCAAGTGTTCATACATAAGTCTTACGTGATCAATATCCTGATTACCAGAAAATGGAGGATTGGCAATAATCTTAGTGTAATGCCCTACACTGTCTTTCGTAAAATCTTCATCAAGCAATATTACGTTATCAAGTGTATAAAGGAGTTCTCTATTTTCCGGCATCAGTTCATAGCATTTAACTATTACTGACGGACACGACCTATGAATCGCTTTTATCAGAGCACCACGTCCGGCACTTGGCTCCAACACTGTATCAGCCTCATTTATTCCACCGGCAAGCATAACTAGCCAATCGGCAACATCGACCGGAGTTTCAAAAAACTGGTAATCCTGTTGCAGGTTGCATCGCTTACCTTCTTTCAAAATGGAGAATACACGTTCCGGATTAAAAGGGAATGTAAACCCCTGTATCTTACCTCCCTGCCATGAGCCACCAGCTTCTTCTATCCATTTCTTTGCTTCAGCATAGGATTTCTTATTGAATTGTACTTTCGGAAGTTTAAGAACACTATCATCAAGAGTACAATGCTTCAGTATCTCTTCCACATTCCATTTCTTACCTTCATCAGCCTGGTTCTTCCTTTCATCAACCGGAGCGTCCGGCGCTAACAGTGAGGATATTTTCGTAATAACCATATTACTCGCATCCATAAAAGTATTAACACAGGAAAGCGCTTCCATAAGAAATTCAGCATCAACATATCCGGCAGCGTCATAAACATCTATGCCTTCAGTCATATCCGACAATTCATTGAGCTGGGCTACACTACCACGTAACGTTTTTATTAAAGTCTCTTTGTTGTTCATCATAACTTTTTTGTAAATAAATTCTTGTTGTATCTACACTACCATGACCAAGAAGGTCTGCTAATTGAATTACATCTTTGGTTTTCTTCAGGAACATTTTAGCAAAGAAGTGCCGGAAAGCGTGAGCGTGCATTTTTTTCGAATCGATACCACAATGTTTACCCCATACTTTCAGATGCTGTGAAAGACCTCTTTGAGTCAACGGCCCGAATCTCCCAACAGCAAGAGTACCGGACTTGCCTGTCTCCTTTATATAGTCCTTCACTTCCCTCTGCAATTGCTTTTGGAAAAAGAAACGCCGATACTTGTTCCCTTTCCCTTTCAAAACAACTTCGCCGGCCGCTATATCCTCCCACGTGAATTGCTGAAACTCCGAGAGCCGAGCTCCTGTAGTACCCAATACCTTAATGAAGAAATAGTAATCCTTGTTGAGTTTTGTTTTCAGATACTCTAATAACCGATTATATTCATCTTCGGTAGGAACATTAGAAATATCTAACTTACGTTTCATTTTAGGTCTCTTTAATTCTATCGGCTTTTTCATCCATTTAGAGAACTTCTCAATGGCTGTAATACGTAATCGAATGGTGGAGGGAGAGAGCTTCGCCTCTTCGAGGCTTTTTATAAATCGCCTGCAATTCTCCATATTCAGTTCATTGGCGTATTCGAAGTATTGCTTAAGAGAGGTGTGATAGATATCAACTGTATGTGATGAATAATCATTGTTATCAGTCAACCATATTATGAAATCATGGAGTAGTTTCTTGTTTTTCTCTGAAATAACCTCAAGTTTCTCCAAAGGTTTTACAGCCTTTTCCCGTCGGCCATATCCGATTTTAAGATAAGACAATAAATCACAAACAGCCGCACACATAAACGAATGGCGCACCATAGCATCCGCATTTTTATGTTTATATTTCAAATAACCGCGGCGATTGATTTCTTCTGCATTCTCAAGAAAATCCGTTACATACTTGATATACTTGCCAATGGAATCATAGTTCTTTCCTGTTGTATACAGGTATGATATGTAATCTACCAATATTTGTTTTCGTTTATCATCCATTTTCATTTAATATCAAATCTTTCTTGTTTTACGCTAATTCTGTTTCAATAAACTTCATCATCTGATTGTGAAAAGAACCACTCCTTTTTTGCGCAGCCTTACAATCATCAATGGAAAGATTCGATTCCTTAATTATCCCTATTGCGATTGCTGGCATATCTCTGACTACTACAATATGCTGAACAGCAAACCAAATACCATCAATAAATTCATTATTCATATCTTCATTTTATTGGTTAAAACTCATGTTCACTTTCATTGAAATTTTCGATTGAATAAATTAAACCACCGAAGTCACCTGCTGAGAAGCCTCAAGTAATATTACTTCGATGTGTTCCCTTATACTTACCAAAGGTTAATGTTCTTTCTTGATTCATTACTGTTCGGTTTTAAATCGAATACCAAGCCAAATGTCCGTAGGCGGATTCTGACATGCTTCCATATTCGTTTACATGGTCAACAAAATCCTCCAAAGGAACGGCATCTATCTTATTTCTTGCTTTGACAATGGGAGCACCACCAGTGATACTTACCTGAACGGTATCCCAGGAAACGTACTTCTGGCATTCTTCGGTCAATTCACTTTCTATTACTGCCAGTCGAGCAAAGGTGGAGTTATATTCTCCAGCCAGTTTTTCTATCTTATTCATATATCTCTAGTTACGATTCTGATAAATATCTCATTAAACTATCCTTATCTCTAAAAAGTCTTTTTCCCCATTGTGGATAATTGTTTCTTGGTACACTTACACCGTCAGATAGTTTGTAAACCATCAAAAAGCTATGATCCTCATAGGATATTTCAATAGTTATTTTGCCAACGGTGGTATGATATATTTTGTCACCACTTAGGTAACATACACTATCACCTACATTAAACTCTGTGTCTATATTCATATCTGTTCAGTTATGAGCCATTTGCCGACACCGACAAATGGCAGATTATTATTTTCTCCAAAAACTGTCTCCGGAGATTGACCGGGCCGTATCATCCGCAGTAAGCCGGATATACCGGAAGAAGTTCTGCTCAGACCTGTGCCCTGTCAGTCTCATGATCTCCAATGTCTTCATCCGTCCTGTAAGGTACATGTTCGTGGCCGCGCTTCTTCTTGCCGTATGGCTGCTGACCAGTTCCCATTTCTCCCGGGTCTCCGTGACCAGCCTTCCTCCCTTCGTGTAGGAGAAAGTGATCCTGTCGGTAAGCCCTATCTCCCTCATGATGACCTTCAGATACTTGTTGAAATACTGTATGCACAGTCCTCCGGGTATGTTCCCGTCATATTTCTCGAATATCTCCCTTACATAATCATGAGCCGGGACCTTGACGTCCACATTGGTCTTCTTTGTCCTTTTTATGATGTATCCATCTCTCAAATTGTCTTTTGTCAATGTCGAATAATCGGAATATCTCAGAGCGGTCAGACAGCCTATGACGAACAGGTCACGTATCCGCTCCCTGGCCTTTCTTTTGTCCTGTCTCTCAAACTTGTAATAGTAGATCCTTGCGATCTCGTTCATCGAGAGGAAAACGGCATTTACCGGCTCCTCACGCAAATCTGTTCCGTCATAGGTGGCGTCTACGGCATAATTGTACTGCGATGCCTTTCTGACGAGCGACTGTATCTTCTGGACATAGCCCGCTATGGTGTTGTGACGCAGCCCCCGGCTCTCAAGATAGACAATGAAGTCGTCCAGAAACTCCTCCGTCACGGAATTGGTGAAGATGTCACAGTCGAATTCGGTGGAAAACCTGTCTATGTGCCGGAGGACCGCATCATAAACCGCGGCATAATGTCCGGACCTGCGTTTTCCCCTTCTCTCAAGCATATCCCTTGCAAAGTCCGTGAAGTACACCCCCTCAAGCGGCCTGTCCTGCCGGAAATGGTTAATATAGTCCCGCCTGGGTTTTCCGGACCGTGCGGGAACCGTCACCTGCAGTGCTGCTAGACACCTCCCGTCCCGCATCCGGCCAGCCTTGCAATGATCGGGCGGAACTTTTCCTTTCTCAGTCTCACATCATAATACGCGGTTGTCGCCCTGCATCTGGATATCTTCAGGAAGGAGGCTATCTCACGGAACAGATACCCTTCCTCATACGCCATATAGCAGAACAGCATCCTTGAATCGGATATGTTCCTGGATATCATCCGGGACAGGATCATCTCCTGCGAGACGCCCATCATTCCGGAGATCTCGTCCAGCATAAGCTGCATCGGTTTCTTTTTCTTGTTGTCTTTTCTCAGGTTCATAAGATTGTTTTTAAAAGGTTCTTAAATCTGTTTTAAAAGCACCGGCTCCTTATGCGGTGCCAGATGGTTCTTTTCCTGAAACTCTGCGGACGGAACACCCTGTCACGCTTATGCCAGCCCTCCCGGCACCGGAGTCTTGATTCATCCAGCATATCCTCCATCGCGGATTTGAGACTCTCCAATTTTTCCACGGAGAGCAGCAGGTACTCATTCATTCCGCCCTTTTCCATACATCGCGAGATTTGGGGATTCGGGATCATAAGGCTCCACGGTGGTAAGGGTAACGGAGGATACGACCACACGTCCGCTCCCCTTGCAGGCGGGACAGGCAACGGTATGTACGGTGTCCGCCAGCTCGTCCAGGTTCTCAAGAAAGCCCCGGCCGCAGCATGTGCGGCACAGGACTACATGGGGATGGTCAAACTTCCTTCTTATCATCACCGGGAAATTCAGGTTTCACATCAGCAGTGTAGGGATAGACATCCATAATGGCGGTCTCGGCCACCGAGCCGATGACATAGTCCGCCAGCGTGCCCTTCATCCCCTCGTCCAGCTTCTTTACGGCATCGCGAAGGTCGGAAGCCTGTACCAGTACGGTAGTGGAGGTCTTTTTCTCCGCTCCGCTTTTTTCGTCCAGCGTGATAAAGAACAGCTTGCACTTGAACCAGCGGTCGGCCGCATCTTCCTCAGATGGGAACAGTTCGCTGTAACCGGCGCGTTTGACGCCCGAAACTGTAAATTCACCGTTGATATACGGGTTCATTTCTTCAATAATACGGGCTTCCGCTTCCGTGAAGCTCAGCGCGTCGACCAGATAGGCTTCCGTTACTTTCCTGTTCATGCCGTTCTCCGCCACCTTCTCGTAGCGGATGGAACATTCAAACCAATTGTGCATCATAATTTACATCTTGTTAAATGAGGGTTCTATTCTTTTCCATTGATTGTTTCCGTCCTTTTCCTCGAAGTAGAAGCGGATCACCGTGCCTTCCACCACGTTGCTCTCACGGAAGAGCTGCATGATTTCCGAATATTCGGGGTCGTTGAAGTCGTCCTCGAGCTCGTACAGGCGGGAGATGGACTTGTAGTCAAGATCCCCGGCCTCGTTGCGCTGGAGCAGCGACATGGCCAGCTTGTACATGGGGTTGCGCCCGTCATCGCCCTTCTTGCCGATCCATGCGTTCAGGTAGTCCACTAGGCGCTTCTCTGCCACGTCGGCCCTCTCGTCGAAGCCTTTGACCCGGTTCCCCTTGACGGAAACCTTGAAGGTGTCGTTCTTCACCTCGAACCCGAGCTGCTCGTCACGTTTCAGACCGCCGTACTCCTTCAGCTGGTCATAGTAGGCGGTGGCCTCCTTACGGAGCCATTCCTTGAACTCCTGACCGTCCTTGATATACTTGCGGAGCTTCCTCTCCACAGAGGCGAGGAATCTGGCACGCAGCTTCTGGTAGTTCTTCTTTCGGTCCCCGTCCTTTCTTTTCTTTTCGGCCTGCAGCTTGCTTAGCAGGGTCTCACGTTCCTTTTCAGATAAATTCTTGATATCCATATCTGTTCTTATTTATTAGTGAATAAATTCCTGAATAAATCAGGGTCGATTATCTCCTCGTTGCAATCAACGTTCTGCTTTATGGCCGTCTGGCATTCATAGCAGAGGTGGTCTTCTGTCAAATAGCTGTTGTGTTCGCAAAACACCTTCCCGCACAGCCCACACCGGGCGAACATTACCAGTTCGGTATCCACATCATTCCGGCAGATGTCATGTCCTTTAGCCCGGCAGGCATCGCACATATCAGCACATTCCTTTTCGAATTTCGTCTTTTCCATTATTGTTATTGTTTTCATTGTTGTCATCTTCTTCATATTCCAATACCAGCATTGCCAACAGCCCCATCAAAGCAAACGCCCTTTTTACAGGTTCGTCTTCGATGATCACAGCCAGGACACCTAACAAGATCACTACCTTGTGTAACAGGTTAAAGATTCTTCTCATATCTCCTCCTTTCGTCTTATGGCCCACATCTGTTTCAATGTGGCCTCCAGCTCCTCCAGGTTCTGGCGGCTGATATCTTTTTTAATACTCCCCCGTTTTTTCATGAAAGCGGAAATTTTCGCTATGTTCATCTGTCTCTCCGCCGGGTCACAACTGTCATATTCCTTGTTCAATATGCCGATATTCATTGCCAGTCCATAAATGGTTTTCACGGTTTCTTTCTGACGCTCCTGCCGTTCCAGGTTCACACCGTCGGGATCGAGAAGCCTGCCGATCAGTTCTGTCGCCTCCTGCCTGTACAGGTACTTGGAAGAGTCTGTACGTCCGTTGCTGGCATCATAGATCATCGCCCGGTATGTTTCCTCGTCCAGCCCGAACTGCCGTCTGAGGCGGTGTATGCACCGCTTCTGGGCATTTGTCGCGGGTAATTCAATTGTCTTGTTCATTGCTATTGCTGTTAAATGGTTCGTCACTGTTCCTGAGCCAGCATCTCTCATAGCCCTCCTTCCAGACCACATAGAATCCTTTCGGACCGGGAACACCACGGCTCATGTACCGGGCGCAGAACCCGTTCACCTCTATGCGGGAGAAGCAGTCCCTCTTGACTCTGTAGGCCACCGTTCCCTGCACCTCCTTCCCCTCCACATGGGAGATGTATACGAATATCTTCTTCCTGTATTTCTTCCTGAGCTCGACCAGCTGTTTGGCGGTGACGTCCATCTCGCCTTCAAGACTCTGCAGGGAGTCGATGATGACCACGTCCGGGGATCTCTGTTTCCCGAGAAATTCGTCAAACTCATCAAAAGTGGGGACCTCGTCCCAGAACAGCATCCCGCTCCTTGACGAATTCATGAATCCGAGCAGGGAGTCCCTGAAATCGGACTCGACACCCATCTCAAGGGAAATGAACAGCACCTTGTAGCCGATACGGTCAAACTCCCTGGCCAACTGGAAGGTGAAGGAGGTCTTTCCCTGTCCGGACTTGCCGTATACGATCCACGCCCCGGATTTCTGCCTCTTTCCAAAGGCATCCATGAAATCCTTGGAAAAGGGGATGTATTCGTATTTTTTGTTCAATATGTTGTCAAACGACAATGACCTGATCATAAGCCGGCTCCTCCGTTGCTGATTTCCTGTCTGATTACCACATTGTCTATCATTCCCGAAAGCTCGCGCAGGTCATCGGCGAACAATACCTGGCGGGGATCGTCCTCACGCGGCTGCTTCTTGACCTTGGGAAGTTTCCCCCATATCTCTTCCGCCGTCTCCCTGTCCTGCACGCCGTTGGCCATACAGATGGCGATGACATCCTTTTTGGTAGCGCCCAGAAGGGTGATGTAATTGCGGCCGAAACGCCCGTCTATCTCGTCATACCCTTCGATACGTCCCACATACCGCCTGATATTGCGCTCCAGAGTCTCCGTTCCGGCCACCAGACACCCCATGCGTCCCAGCGTGTCATCATACAGGGGAATAAGCGTGCACATGGCCGAATGCGTGAGCTTGCCGGCATCATCGATCAGCAGGACGGGCTTATAGGAGGACAGGGAATTCATGTGCGCGATGCACAGGTCCAGCAGGCTGTCATTATCCATATAGCGCGTCACATTCTCTCCCATGGCCTGCGCCAGTTTGGTAAGGAACTTGCGGCTGCTCCATTTGCGGCACTTGATATATACAACCCCCTTGTCACCGCACAGATTGTACAGGTCAATCAGAGACTGGGTCTTTCCGCTTCCGCTGCGGCTGCTGATACATACCCATTTGCTCTTTCCCCTGGCAACCTCGAACGCCCGCTTCACCTGCCGGTAAGAGGTTACGGTATCAACCACATTGCGGGAATTCTCATAGAAATAAAGGCCTGTGGCGATCCTGACCGCCAGGTTGTCGTCATTCGCGCCGTACTTGCCGGAACGGAACTGGGACATCGCCGCATCGGACACGCCGCAGCGACGGGCCAGTTCTGAAGGTTTTGAACCACGTTCTATCAAATTCTCTATGTACTGTTTCAATGCTTCCTTATCCATAATTATGCTGTTTTTAAAGTGTTATTAAATCATCTTGAAAAATTCATGTCGGCGTCGTCCCATTCGTAATCGTCATCCACAAGAGGGGACGGAACCCTGAGAGGTCCGGGCGCAATCTCTTCAAAATCCACGTCCTCCACCGTCTGGCCGCGTGCCTCGTACTTGCGGTCCTTGTGCCGTCCCCGGCTGTCGGTGAGCAGGGCGCGGTCCAGCAGGCTGTTGCTCTTGAGAAGCGGGTTCCGCTCCTGCATGGCGGTTATCACCTCGTCCACCTGCTCCTGTCTGGCCACATACCGCCGCTCGAACTGCCGGTTGAACTCGTCCACCTTCCTGCGGTGCTCGAAATGTTCGGGTTTCTGGTCGATCAGGGCCATCGGTGTCTTCATGTCACGTTGCAGGAGGAATTTCAGGTCCCCGGTCTCCTTTGCCAGCCGGTGCCCTTTGGTGGATTCGGCATTGACGATGAGCACCTGCGACAGATCGTCTGGATCGTAGTGCACGGACCAGTCCTCGTGGAAATGGTTGCGCAGCTCCATGTCGAAACTCTCGTAATTGATCCTCTCCCCGAAGAGCTCGATCAGCAGCCCCTTGCCGGTGAGCCGGTTGGTGCGCCCCGTCGTGTCGCCCATGAGAAACAGGTATTCCTCGTCGCAGAACGGCATCCGGCGTTCCATGGGGGTGCGTTCCCATGCGGCCATGTACGCCTCCAGCTTCTTGGCCCGCTCCCTTTGCATGATGCCGTGTATCTGCGCCAGCACGCCCTCCTCGTCGGGGATCAGGTGGCGGTTCTTGTTCAGGATCTCTATATTGGGCTGGGAGCCGCGCCTGCTGTTGATGTTCACACCGCTCCAGTTCTTCTCCAGCTGGTAGTACGTCTTGTTCAGATAATTGAAGTACGGCTCGATGATCTTGGCCTTGGCGTTGTGGAGCGCGGCGGGAATGTAGTGCACCGTCATCGCCTCATAGAACGGAACCATTACCCCCTTCTGGTAGTTGTCGCTCTGCAGCTGCAACGGCTTGTACCGTGCACCGAACAGTTCCCGGGCGTGCCTGATGGCGTTGCGCAGCGCCTCGCGTATCAGCGCCGGGCTCTCATGGTCGCCGACGGCGTATCCTATCGGGTACTTGCCGCAGGCGTCCAGCACCACCACGATGGTCTTGCGGTTGTGGTAGGTGGTCTTCTTGTAAGTCCTTGTCTCGCCGTTCACCTTTTTGTCCATCGGCTGCCTCTTCTGGTAGACCAGTTCCACGTCCCATCCGTCCAGTGTCCAGTAGGTCATGGCGGTCTTCGGAGCCTCACGCTTGTGCTGCATCTCAAGGGAGTTCCTCAGGACAGTGGTTCCGCGCTGGTGCCCCAGGGTGGTGGATTCCATCATCTTCCGGTACCTGTCCACCGTGACAGGGCTCTTGATTTCCGGTTTCCCCAATATGGAGGCTATCTTGTTGTACTGTTCCATTATCTGTGCGTTGTTCAAATTCATGTGCTGGGAAAGCAGCTTGTGCATGATCGCCTCGTCCTCCTCGTCCCTTATCAGGGCGGCGGACGTGTTGCCCTTGTTCTTGTGCACCAAAGCGATGAAGCCTTCCGCCTCATACTGGTCCACCTTACGTTTGAGCGTCTTTCCCGTCGAAGGAAGTTTGTGGGGATAGCGGGTGTTGCCTTTGCTGTCCCGCACCTTCAGCAGGTCATTCACCATCTCACTCAGCCTGTCCCATACGTTGAAACGGGAGCCGCCACGTCCGAAACCGCATTCCGCATTGCTGTCACGCAGCCGGATGACTGCATCCAGGACACGTGCCTGGAGTGTGTAAAGTGTGACCTTCTCCGGTCTGAGCGGCTTTCCCGCACCGTCCCTGTAGGTGGTGAAGAAGGAGTAGGCGGCCTCGTTGTACCCTACCGCCCTCTCAAGCGGGCTGGTGGCGGCACGTTCGACATCCTCATGGGGATCACCGTAATATTTGATGTATAATTGCTGTATGTATACTTCCAGCGAGTCGAACTCCACCAGAGCGGGAGAATTAGGAATGCTTCTTCTTGCTATGATGATCTGCTTCCGGTTTACCTTGCTGTCGTATGTCCCTCGCGGGAGGAAGCCCTTCTCGGAGCCCACCTTGCGTTTCGGATCATACATGATCAGCTCGTTGGCGTAGATACATACCTTGTCATTATAGATTACAGCCATATCAACCGTTTTATTGTTTAACCTTGTGCGGTTTCCGGCGTCGGACCGGAAACGAGGGCCGCCTTCCGGCTCCCTGACCGCGTGTCCTATTTTTCCTCCCTGTAATACCTTTGTCCGATAAGGGAAAGGCAGCATACGACTGCAAGGACCGAGGCGGCAAGGTTCTCGTTGAAGGTGGGGCGGAGATTGTCCGCCAGTCTGAGCACTACCACAAGGCCGATTACAGCGGCTGTTATATGGATAATTTTGAATGTTTTCATTGCTTTCGGTTTTTAATTAAGGGCGCATCCGGATAAAGATAAAGTGTCGAATTTTAAAATTATTGCCGGATTGGACGCGCCCTTCAGGGTTTATTGTTATTTTTGCTATGTCGAATTTTAAAAATTATTAGTCATGAATGATGAATCTATTGACACCTATCAGGTAACTGTTTCTTGCAGGGCTACTAATGAGGCTGCTATTAAAAGAGTGTTTAAAATATTATCCGGTTTTGGAGAAGCATGGAAGCCCGGTCTTCTGTTTATGACATCCAGCCTTTCGGACAAAAACAGGACTTCTCCATACAAACTAGGGGAGATAGCCTTCTTCCTGGATAATAACCCTCTACTGATCCATACTTTTACGCTGGCTGTCAACATTGTCAGTCAATATATCCAGTCTTCTGTTTCGGAATGTGTTCTCGATCTTCACGAGACTGGGGTAGTGAATACATAAGGGTCTTGCAGGACGCGCTCCGTCCACTGTCGGCGTGATAGGGAAAGCCAGACGGGCGATTTCGGCTGAATATACATAAATACTGTTCTCGTCACGGGAACCTTCCTTGGAGGTTTCCGCTGCCAGCTTGTGCGCCAGCTCCTCTATCTGTATCGCAATCTTGCGCACTTCGTCAAATTGAATATCAAATTTCATGGTGTGTTAATTTTAATTGTTAATAATTCTATTCCTCTTCATCATCTTCTTCGATATGCCGTGATATCTGGTTGAACCGTGCTATCGGAATGCCGAAGATTCTTACTACGAAAAAATGTCCGGGCTCTACATTCTGGAACACTTCATCAATCTCAATCAGTGTTCTTATAGCTTTTTTCTTTTTCATCGTTTATAGATTAATAAGTGTGTTGATTTTGAACTGGTTTATTTTTCGATTTCCTTGACCAGACGCTTCGCTCCGGCTATGTCCCATATCTTGTCGACCATTTCTGCGACTTTCATGTCGGTTGTCGGTCCTATCTTCACCATCACCGCCCCTTCGGCGTCCTGGTCCTTGGGAATGATGATCGGGCAGAGCATCCCGTATTCACGCCAGATCGTTATCACGATCCTCAGGTATTCAAGGTTGATACCCATCGTATAAGTAATCATCCCTGTTCCTCCCATTCTATCAGCAGTTGTCTGTACACCGGAACAGGTTCGGGATATATGATGCCTTTGTTCTTGTGGGAGATAGCCAGCTTCGTCAATCTGTCGGCTATACGGCGGCTCATTGTGTTGCCGGAATACACCTTGCATACATGGGAGTAGGTGACTTTCATGTTGGTGGCGACCGTTTTCAGATCATTCCGGTTTAGATAACGGCACACAGCCTGTTTCCATTCGATGAAGTCCGGACGGAACTTGGGTGCGGGAAGCGTCGGACGCTGTGTCGGGCAGACGGAGTAAGCACCGGTGCGGCGGATAGAAGGGAGAACCTCGTTAGTCACCCATTTGCGGAAGGCTTTTGCTTCGGGCTTGCGGGATATAAAAATCAAATGATATAAACCGGATTCATTGACTGCCTTAACTCGCTGATTTCCACCTAGGGTGTAACTAATAGTTACATCATGTTTTTCATCCATATCAAGCGACTGTATCGCCTTTCTTGGATTTTTCAGATTCAAAATATCACAGATATCTTGAGCTACAAACCATGTTTCATTTCTTTCTGTAGTAGCGCGAATCTTTGCACCAATTTCCGAATTGTTGAAGATTTGCAGACCTGTTGTCTGCTGGTTGTTGTTCAGTGTTTCCATAATAATACATTATTAATTAGTACGTTCCGCTTTCACATTACCCTTGTTATCGAGGATTTTGACTGTTTCATGCTTGACGATTTCGTCAACATTGTACAGCTTACTGTCGTTCCGTTTCTTGGCGGCTTCCCAGATTGCCGGAGCTTTACCACCCTTTTTCTGACCGGACAATACCTGTCCGACATAGGCCATTGTCACTTTAAAGGCGATAGCAAGTTCCTTCTTGCCTTGTGCGCCTAACTTAATTACTTGTCCCATATTCAATATTTATTGGATTAAAATTGCTATATTTGGCGCGGTTTATATTAAACCTGATGCAAATACAAAGCAATGCAATATTTAAATCAAGAAAAAGGTGAATAATTTATTGCATTGCAATCTATTTAGAATGAAATATAAATAACAAAGCAATGGAAGTATCTGTTAAAGAAAGACTTAAACTGTTTTTAAAAAAAGAAGGTATAAAAGATGTTGATTTCTGTAGAATAATAGGAGTATCTACAGGCTTTATTTCGGGCATGAGGGTATCTATTCAACCTGACAAATTAAAAAGCATTGCAATAAATTTCCCCAAATTAGATATTGGTTGGCTTCTTACTGGCGAAGGCTCTATGTTAAAAAATGAAATAAAAAGTACAGCTTCACCTAATACAATGGATACTGCTTATATATATAATATGTATGAGGATTACAAAAAGCTACAGGCTGAAATCATCGCGGAAAAAGAGAGAAGAATAAAAGAATTAGAAACTAAACTTGCTAAACTAGAACAGCAAGAATCCCCAACAACAAACTCCGACTCCCATGCAGAAACTGTCCAAAAAAAGCGGAGCTCATCGCGTATATCAGGCTCTTCTGTACAACCCGATGCCCCGACCATAAAATAAAGATAATAATTGAGTGAAGATACAATTACAAAAAAATGCCCCGAACTTAAAAAGAACGAGGCGTAAAATTTTAAATGTCATTCATTTATAGGTACATAAAATGTAGTTTTTGATGGAGTATAGATACCACAAGTTATAACCTCCAAAAAACCGTTTAAAAAAGTATGGTGATTTTTGATTGCATACTTTTGACGATCTCCAACATATTGCTTAATATCCTTTTTGTTTGATGCTGGTGATATAAGTCCGAAAAGAAAATGATTGTTTGTCTTTGAGTTGAAAACTCTCTTTGGTTCATCAACCTCCATGCCACCTACATACAATTGAGAGCTATAACATGAAGACAACGATAAAGATAATGTACTAGCTAGTACTAAAAGCATTACTTTTTTCAT